AGGATCCGCCTCGGACAGCAGATGACGAAGTAGAGTTAGACGAAATTTTGGAGCCATTTTCTAATTCCAGACTACCTTTGTTCCATGATATGATACCCTGTTGCATCCACTTCGGCAAGTTTTCGTATGCAAGTTGTAACCTACCAAGAAGATCTCTAGCAGTGGATGCCTTGTTTGCTAGGATGGCGATGTTAACATTATCGTTAAAAACAGCGTAGTGCAGAAGATATGATACACAAGTAGTAGACTTACCAGTCTGACGTGGCATCTTACAAATATTAAATCTGTTATCATGGAAATTCTGGATAAGTTTTTCCTGAAACGGATACATACTGAAAGGCACAAGACCATGATCAAGAGAAACGATCTTGATATAATTTCTAGCGAAATAAACTGGGTCCTCTTTACACTTAAGGAACTCAATGATTTGTTCCTCAGTAAATTCGATCTGAGTATTTGCTTTTTTTAGATTAGGATTACCAAGATAAACTTCACTCATAATAAACCTCCAATTAATAATTACCTTTGTTCAATCCAGTTCAGTACTGCAAGTGCTGCTTTGTTGGTATTAGGAGAAGCACAAGCGAGTGTGAAGATATCACTGACTGTACCAATGCCTGATCTACCCATTTGTAAATCTGCATATCTATCAACTTCAGTAAGAGTTGAACCACCAGCAATGGTAAATCCACTAATAAGAGTTGTACCACCAGTCATTGATGTTGCACTCAAATCATATTGAGCAAAAGAGTTTGGATCACCATGATCAACCCAACTTGCTCCAGTCAATGTAGGATTCTCAACAAGTCTCCAGAAAACATTAGTGTTATCGTTTGTTGCTGCCTGTAAAGATCTCAATAATAAAATTGCTCCTAAAGCAGATGATTTCAAACGAAGACTGACAATTGGATAATAAGTATTCGCCACTGCCATCGTCTTACCAGCAACAGCAGTGCTCTGACTGATAAGAATACCAAGTTTCTCTGGTTCACCTTCTTGGATCAGAGAGTTGGATCCCTGATACATGTAATGAGTTCCAGCAACTCCAGTTACATTCTCTAACTCACAACGAACTGGTAGGAATGGTGTGGAACTCCAAGGTCTTTCTGATACATTAGCAGTGTTGTGTTTGTGGATATTGATTTTCTCTCCACCAATAATCCAATTAAATCCAACCTGACCTGCACCATACCACTCATAGTCAAAACTCACCATCTGGATCTTTGTAGCATCAGCAGTGTACTGAGACCATCCATTTCCATCTAACTTATCACCATTCCAGTCATCTCTGACAATTTTAGTATCTGATGTAATACCAGAAGTAGTATTACGAACTACACAGGAATATGTTCCTCCATCATCCTCAAAGAAGAATCCATCAGTATCATTAAACAATCCAAATCTTCTACGAATGCCTACCTGTGGAGCATCAAGACGAATCGCAAAAGATAAAGTTGCTGCTCTACCAGGAATGTATCTCATTACATTTCTTGTCTGTCTGATAACCTGACTACCTGTGGTTATACCAACCGACAATGTAATATTAGAAGATTCTGGATTATGTGTTGCTGATGCAATACCAGTGATTCTCTGATCCCATACATCAGACTCCAATCCATACTGGAAGGTATTGAAGAATACTGTTTGATATGGAGATACTTTTAATCTATTATTTGATGAAAACTGAGGTCTCCAGTCTGTCTGCTCACCCCAGTGATCAGCAATTTGAAAAACCTCAAAGAGACTTCTCTCCTGGTTTAGAAAGTCCTGTGTGTTCTTATTCCACTGAGCCATTAATCACTCCACGATAATCTTTCTGGTTGATATCTCTGTGCGTTTTTGATTCTAGAAGTATTTACCTGACCAGGATAGATCTGATGAACAATCGCTCCAGGGTACTCTCCTTGAATTTGTTCTGCGAGTTCATTCTTGGAAAGCATTGCACCTTCTACTTCTAGACGATACATCTTTCCTTCCCAGACAACATCAGCAAAGAAAGATTCTTGTGGTTGTTCTGGTTGAGAACTCCCAATGTTGAGGGTTCCATTGAAGTCACCATTGATGGTGATACTTTCTGTTAAAAATTCTTGAAAACTTTTCATTGATCAGCACTTCCAGCGACGACGGGCTTTGCAAATTGCTTTATCGGGTGTTTTAGAGCAATCGATGTTATGCATGTCTTGCTGCCCCTTAGAGCGGGAGCAGAAGGACTTTCTACGCTTAGCATCCTTACTGCCTGGTTTTGGATCACCAGTTACAGCAGTCTTAAGTTTGGAACCTGGGTTCTCACGGCGATAAGTATCAACTGCTTTCTGACTCATACCATCGGTCTTATCTGATTTATTTACCTTTTGCCAGTCTTCCATAAACTGACTAAAAGTTTTTTCTTCTTTCTTTACGCTAGGAAGTTCTGCTGTTTTTCCTAACTTACTCTTTGCAACATCTCTTTCACCACCAACACCGACATTAGCAAGCGTTCTGATTTTTTCTCTTCTCTTTAATTTATTATGAGCGTCTTTATCAATAGTGAATGATTCTTTTACACAGTTTGGAACCATTTTTTCACCTTTCTTTTTCATTCCAACTTGCTTGTATCCGACCCAGCATGGATCACCATTTTTCTTTGCTTCAACTACTGGTTCGAATTGATCTGGACCAATGATATCAATAACCTCTGCAAATGCTTTACCATCTGCATCTTCAATTTTTACTGATTCGTTATGCTCACCACTATCAACATAATCTGCAGCAGTGTCTAAGTAATCTGCCGCTTTTGTGATCTTAGACTGGACCCATGCCTCAAGGTTACCCTCACCCTTACCCATTTTTTTCTTCAGTCTTTTTGCTGCAGCAATGACTGTGGAAATTTCCGAACGAGCCATTGAGTACTCGTGGTCCTTTTCTTCTTTTCTTGTACGCTCTGCTTGCTTACGCTTAGCAAAATCCATGTAGGACTCACCAGGTTTCAGTCTATTGCTGTAGTCTGGTTTTCTTTGTGGAGATGATGAACGACCATCTTCACGAGCACGCTGGTTTGGACCAGGACCACCAAGTCTTCTATCTTTTTCGGGATCTGGATGCCAGAAGTCACCACGCTCATTGATGGTTTCTTCACTCTTGGTTCCCCAATTAGCAGCACCTACTTTACGGCACTTAACTAAAGCGCCAGAAGCATAAGCACTTGGCCAAACATCATACCTTGCTTTTACTTTATTATAGCAGACATCTTTTTTACCACTACCTTTTCCTGGTTTGTCTTTTGCCTCAGTAACTTCCATTTCCTCTTTCCTTACCTGTCTATCAGTTTTTACCATGGTTGGTTTAGATGCACCAGACTTTTCTTGTTGTTCGGGATCTTCTCTTCTTTTTGCACGTTGAGCAGCAAGTCTCTCTTTCTTAGACATACTTGCCCTTTTAGCAGAAGAAACACATTTTGGAATACCTTCACCTGGTTTGTCGCTAGCACATGAGTCACCTGTGACTACATTTACCCAACCTTTTTTACCATCCTTTGACTTGGACTTACCAAACCAATCACGAAGACCTTCTTCAGTAAGTTTCTTCTTACGTCCCTGACAATGAGCTCTCTGAGAAAACCCTTTTGGGTTATCACAATCAATTGATTTCTTGTATTTCTCAGACCAAGACATTAAAATACTAAATTATTCCTTACTATTTAGAAAACCTTGTTTGAGTAACTTTTGAAGTTCTGACGTTGATCCGACAAACACTGCATTATTGGTAACAGAATTAGGTGCTTTATTACCAACATCTTCCTCAACATCTTTCAATTTTTTCTGAAGATCAATTAATTTATCTGTGGTGTCTGCAACACTTTTAATTAACTGACCAGCAACTTCATATGCTCTTGGACTTCCTCCCTCACCGGCAAGTTCCATGATTCCATTGATCGCTTCCTGGCCCTTTTCAATTAATGAATATAAGTTTGCTCTTGTGTACTCATAATCTTTTTTGATATCATCAGACTTTGGTGCAGATGCTTGAATCTGACTAGACTTATGATCTACCTCTACAATAGAACTTTCCACGTTTAGTGCCTCATCAATTTTTTCAAAATTATTAGACATACTTATTAGATATCAATTTGTTGTGTTGGGCTATAAGTCTTAGAATCCTGGAAGAAACTTAATTCACCACTAAATCCAAAGTCATCATCTGGACCAGCATCAATAGGATCTGGAACAACTGTATATCTCATTTCTCTCTTAGAAGTTGTTGTATCAACTCCAGAGTGATAATCCACTTGAACTTTTTTGATGAGACCATCTGTTGTATCTGCGACAGGACCAAACAGATATGTTTTAGCAGTAAAGTTTAAAGTGTAAATTAATGCTCTTCTAGTAGAGAAATCTCCTTCATAATCATCTTGGAATGAAATATTGTCTAATGTTAGTGGAATGTCTCTTTTCTCTCCAATAGACTCTACAAGATCAACACTCAGATTGAATGATGGTTGGAAATATGGTAAAATCTGTTCGACTATTTGTAGGGCGTCATCATTTAATTTGCAAAGGATATTTAATTCAAATCCAATGTTGTACGGAACAGGCATGAATACCTTCTTGAGATTAGTTCCATCAGAAGCTTTAAAAGTTTGAGTAACGCCAACTTTTCTTGAAGAATCATATTGAATAGAAGTCATCTCAAATGACATTCTTGGAAGAGTTATCTGAACTGGTTTGTTCAAGTCCCCTTGCTGATCGATACGGGCAAGAAACTTTTGGGTAGGACCATATGCTAAAGGAACCCTCATTTCGTTGTAAATATCACCATCACCATCTTTATGCTTAATGGAAATTTGATTAAATATAGTACCAAAAGAAATAATAGTTTTTCTTATAATTTGGTGATAGTAATAAGTTCCTAACATTAATAGTTACCAAAAGGATTTGATTCTGTGAAATCTACAATGAGATCCGCTTCTTCTTCGATTTCATCATTCTGTTCATATTTATCAGTAAATTTAGCACTTATTTCATAATGTACACTATAAGTTGCTGAAGATGCCGATCCAACAATAACATCTCCTGGAACAAAATCGCCATTTGTAGTTCCTATTTTGAGGATAGAAGTATCTTTATCCCATGTTTTAACTCTACCAGTAGCTCCAGAAATAGAACCGGTCACAACCTCATTGAATTGGAATGTTCCAATACCTGCTGTTATTGGTGGTAGTGCAACTGTTGCAGTTATTGAATCGGTATAACCATATCCAGTATTGGTAATTAAAACCTGAGAAATTGAACCTGTAGTAGTTATTGCAACTCTTCCAGTAGCCGTAATCCCTATACCTGGTTGCGGATCCGAGAAAGTTAATACTGGTTCTGATGGATATCCAGATCCTGCATTTAAGATTACAATTACTCCAACATGTGAATAATTTTCTTCCTCATCAATACTATTTACAATAGCTGTAGCAGCTGCTCCAACACCATTTCCACCAGAAATAGTTATTTCTGGTATGAATGTATAACCAAGACCAGGATTAGTGAGTAATATTTCCTTAACGGAATATGTACCATTAACACTTGTTGTAATTGCTACAGCTTCTGCGTTTGTTCCCGAACCATTACCAGAAGGTTCTATTGAAACTGTTGGTACCTCAGTATATCCATATCCATCATTAGATAAAATAACTTCCCTAAGACCCCCTTCATACCCAAAAACAACAACCTCAGCTTGTTGCCCAGCACCAAATAATTGTAAAGTTGTAATGTATCCAAAATTTTCTAAAGTTGAATCTATCTCATCTGTGGTTGTATTAAGATTATCCCATCCACCCATTTCATCTTCATATTCGAAGAGTTCACATTGAAGTTCATAAACGTAAGTTTTTCCTAGTTGATAAAATGGTTTTTCATGCTCAACAAATTTTACTTCAAATAATCTTTTACCAAGGGGAAAGTAAATTACATCTCCTTCTCTTGGTCTAGCAGATACTCCACCAGTTTCACTTTCTGGAAGATTGTCTAAGAAAGAACCAATAAAATCTTCAAATCTTTCTTTTGATATGATGAGACTTAATTCATCCCTTAAACTCATACCAAATTTAGTGAGTACATCTCCTGCACCACTATATCCCTCATAATTATTAACATACGCTTCAATACCAAAATTATCGTCAAATTTTGATGTCGTTACTTCTTCAATAATACTTTCTCTTCTTACATATTTTCTAGGAATATAAATGACTTCAACTCCATAAATTTTGAGTTGCTCATTTATTAGTTCTTGTATTAACCTCTGTTCTCCTGGAGAACCTTGTAAAAAGAAGGGATTTAAAGCCATTATCCAATAAGATCGAAGGGTGGTAATTCATAATCCGTATTCATTCTCTGTCTTATAGATTCCAGTTCTCTTTCAGCATCCTCATATAATTCTCTACCATTGAGTTCGATTCCGCCAGGAAGCTTAACTCCTCTAAACTTAATTAAGTTTTGTCCCCATTGACGTTTAATCAATGCTGTTAGATACATTTTCAAGAAGCTATCATTATAAACACCAGTATAAGTATCTGGATCTAAAATTCTATAACAATCGATTACAAAATATGTATCTAATGACTGTGATCCCCAGTCAATATCTAGATACAATCTATCCTGTCTTTTATTGTATCTAAGTTGCTTATCCGTAGTTAAAAGGTGATCAATATCTTCAAGATAACTTTTAACCATAGAATACTGAAGCAGTTCTACAGAGTTAAAGTAATATAAGTCATTTAAAAATAGCTGGTATTTAATACTAAACATTCCACCAGATATTGAACTTGTATCAAATTTAAATATCTTTTCAATACCAATTACTGAATCTGGTATCTGTATGAAATTAGAACTTTCGTAAAAATTTGATACTACAGATCCATAATTTTCAACCGTAGTAGAAGTTGCAGTCGTAGTTACAATTCCAACACCATCAGTATTTTTTGCTCTTCCCCTATCAAGATCGTCTTGAGTTATTTTATATTTTAAATACATTCTCTCAACACCATCAAAATGACGTTCCTGGAAGTATTGAAGAGCGTCATCCACAAGATCGTCTATTTGATCATCATCAACGTTAATTTCTAAAACTGGAGCTCCAAGTCTTCGAAGACAATAATCAATTAATTGCTGCCTCGTTGCTGGTTTAGCCATCAGTAAGTACCTCCATCTAAAGCATTTGTCCAATAAAGATCTGTACCAGAATTAGTCAATATATTAAAAGACTGGTTTATTTTTGGAGTTGCAGCAGTTTCTGTAAATTTAATATTTTTATTTAAATCCAAATATGGAACAGATATAATATTCCCATTTGGGAAATTTAGAGATCCGAATACTTTAACTGATGATGATGAAGTAAAGGATGTTATACCAGTGAAAGTAGATATTCCACTAACATTGAGTTGAGATACTGAAGCTATTCCACCTATTACATTTATTGCAGTTCCAGAATTTGATGCATAATCAAGTCCTCCGGCAGCACTGGATAAGACTTTAACTGCATTTTCTTGTCCAACTCTAACTGAAACATTACTAGTTGTGGTTTTAACTCTTATAGACATTACCTAGTAACCCCTTCTCTTACTAAAACCATACCCTCAACAACTCTAGTTTTAGTTATAGCCCCTGTAACAACAACATCATAGACATATCTTCCCGGTTTTAGATTAGTAGTTTCGGTAGAAGACAAAGATAATATAATCTTCCCTTCATCAGCGGGTAGAACTATAGAGACACTAAAATCAGTAGCAGTAGAACTACCTGCATGTTTTCTCATTTGGGCAGTTGCCGTTGACCCAGTAAGATCATAAGCAGAATTTGAGTCCGTGTCTTCAAGAGTGAAAGTCTGACTAAAATCAGTTCCACAATTGATAACTAGATTGCTGGTGTATACCGCAGCCATTTATAACTATAATAATTACATCTACTGTCTATTTATACTATGGTTTAATACCTAGTGTAGATAAAGTTTCTTGCTGCGCAAAATATAATTTTATATAAGATTTTGCAATATCTTTCAATTTTTCAATATCATCACAACTATCAATTTCCCTAGCAAGTTTTTCATATTCAAATAATTTTGAAAAACTATCTAAATTAATTTTTGATGGGTCCATCTTGATTCAATAACTCCTTTAGTAAAGATTTTATTTCAGAAATTTCATTTTTTAAATCTTCAATTTCAACTTTTTGCAAATCTCTTTTTTGTTTCATCAACAGGTGCTGTTCATAAGAAGATTTATCACAATTTATTATAGCACCTGTTTTTTCATCTCTAAAAAGATTTGGATTTCCCTCTACTGGAATCATCATACTAATGCTATTGTTCTTAGGTCTTTTATTGATGGTGGATTTGACTGATCTGTTCCGGACATAACAATCTTAATTCTATATCCATTGAAGAATCCAAGATTACTTGCAGTAAATTGGTATTCTAAAAATTCCCCATTTACACTCGCTGGAACAAAAACATCAGACCTACCACTATTTTTAGATTCATCAATAACATCAAGATAACCATCACCGTCTAAATCGATTGTTAAATTATCATATCCAGGGAATAGTTCAAATGTCTGTTTAATTTCACTAGAATCTGGTCTAATTAAACTATAAAGAACTCTGATATCCGCAGACTCTGGTCTGTCTACACCTAAAATAACTTTGAGTGATGTTGCAGGTTGATTGAGTCTAATTTCATTGCTAACATAAGTAGCAATATGTGGATCGTTATCAAAAGTATTTGTTAATCTATCATTTACATAATTTCCAACTGGTTTAGTAAGTAAACTCGTTCTAAATTCTGTGAAAGAATTATCCAAATCAATCATTGGCGAAATATTTTTGTCTGGAGTTGATAAAGTCAATTCCGTTGTAAATGACTTATTTCTTGGTAAATTATTGAGATATGTTGTCTCATTAATTTTTGAACAAACTGCTCTTACAGAACTCAATTTGTTTGGAGCATTTAACTCTACAGATTCATATCCCAAATCATTGAATGAAACTTCGTTACCGTCAACACTAGTTCCGGAAATAGATCTTATAGATCCAGTTACTGAGGTTTGACCAGGAGTTAAAGTTCTATATGAAGGAACAACAGTATCATAAAGAATATTTTCTGTTGCATATATATCAGATCCTCCAGATGCTGATGTTTTATTGAATGAAAGTTGAGGAATTCCAATCATTGATCCATCAGAACTTCTATCAGTAGCATTATTGGAAGAATCAGATCTATCAAATTCTACATAATATCCATAGATATCATTTCCAAAATTGCTTATATCATGAGTTGTGTTTATTCTTCTTAGAGAAACGCCATTCAATTCATATTTTGAAACTACTGATCCTGATGGATGATCGACTGGTATAGTACCATCAACCCCTCTGTAAAGTGCCTCAAGGTTTCCACTAGAAACTGTTTCATATCCAATTATTTCGTCTTCAATTTTAATATATCCGAGGTTTGATGCACCAATTCCTATACCTTCAAATGTTGAGAATATGGAAGTATTTGCAATACTGATAACAGTGTCTCCAGTTAATATTGGTGCAACTAAAGTAGTTGGTGCCTCACTAGAATCAACACCACTAAGTTTTACTTTGTTGTTAGAAGAGTACATTCCATGATTGAAATGATCTATTCTAAATGCATTTCCAAAATCTTCATTTCCATAAGATGTGGAAGACGTAACAGTTGTTGATGCTAAAGAAACTGGAACTCCACTATTATCAAAATATCTCAATTGAGAACCAACAGTAAATGATTGTCCTTGAACTCTATCGAGATAAAGGGTATCAATTCCATTAGATCCGGTAACTGTTATTTCCGCTCCACTTCCAGTATTTCCGGCAGTTGATGTTACTATACCAACAAGGTCACCAATACCGTAACCATTACCACGATTTACAATTGTTGCTCCAGTAACTTCTCCAGAACTAATTGTTAGATCTAATGTTAGTCCTGTTCCACTTCCTGTTATAGCAAATGTACTTACATTTGACTGTGAAGAACCACTATAATTTGTACCATTTGTAGATACTCCTACAGATGCAACAGAACTTCCAGTACCAACAATATATCCATAATTTGAAGTTTTTACACTTTCACCAACTTTTCTTCCTTCGGTCAGTATTCCAGTCACAGCTGAGTTGCTTGTTGTTACAATACCAATAGATAATTTTTTAGATCTTGAAATAATACCATTTTCAAATAGATTTTGTGAGTATCCATTACTTTCATCAAGTGATGGATTATAGAATGTTACCGTTCCAGGTGTGGTAGTAAACTGTGCTTTATACAGTTTGAATTTTAGATCTTGATAATCATTTGCGGACCACTCTGCTCCATTTTGAGACTTGTACAATCTACCGATAGCGAATTGTTTCGTATATCTTACACTCTCAGCATCTGAGAGTAATCTGCTATTTACAGATTTTTCTCCCATCTCGGCAATCCATGCTTCGTATTGAATACTTTCAGGTGCTAATAAAACAATTGCATATTGATTTCCAGGTGGAAGGAATATTGGATAGTCAAATACTACATTTGTAGCAATTGATGCATCTGAAGAAACATTGATTTGGTCTGGTCTCAGTACCTTTGGTTTTCCTACTCTTGTTAAAGTTGGTGTTCCCAATTCAACTGTTCTAATTTCTACAGTCAAAGGTGCTATAGAATCTTTATTTGCAAAGAATAAATCTACAGATGTTAAGAAACATCCATTAGTATCTTCAACACTTAGAATATCACTTCCACTTTCTCCTGGATTATTTCCAACAGTAAATGTCTGTGCTAGTGGATCATACCTTTGAACACGCTCTGTTATATTAATATTTCTGGTAATAGTTGTTAATATGTCTGTTTGTATTTGCTTTGTTTCCCAAGTTCCTTCCGATCTATAGACAGTTTCTGCAGAAGAAATTAGTTTGCTTCCACGAATAGGTGTCTGGTTTGTAGAACTACTTGTTAGTTTGTAAGTCTTTGTTCCTGTTCCTATTCTTACAGATGGTGGTGGGCTTGTGTGTGGATCTCTCAAGAAGAAGGATCCAATTAAATCACCATAATTATCAGAGACCAATCTCAAGTCCTTAACAAATGAAACAGCTCCACTTGTCTGCCCAGTTAATTGCATACCCTTAGTCAAATATCCATAATATTTTCCTTGAGCCTCTTCCGACAAGGAATATGTATCAATATTCAATACTTTAGAAGATCCACTATAATTTGGTGGAATATTTTCTTCTTTATAATATGGGTTTATATTAAATGTTGTTGATGGATTATTATAGGCACCGTATTTGTGATTTGAAGATGCAACTCTAAATTTGATCAATGCCTTACCATTAACAGATCCAACTACAGTTTCTCCAACTTGGAAGACCCCACTAGATCCAAAATCTTGCAATTCTCTGTCTACAGATATCTCAACTAACTTTGGTATAAAATCTACAGACCCATTTCCATCAAAAAACTGATAATATCTTGTAAGTGGTCTTAGGTTAGAAGATTTGAATTCTGTGTTTCTAGATCTCATGAACCTTTCGGTTCCACTAGAAAGAAGAACATCTTTACTTGTTATTGATACAGAAGAGCTTGAAGATTCAGAAACACTTGTACTAACTCTCTGAGCTGCTCCAGATCCACTTACAGATCTATTAACAGATCTATTGACATTTACTACAGTTCTCCTTGTAATTCTATCGTTAAGTCTAATAGTTCTTGTCCAACTATCCGAACTTGGTTGTAAATCAATCGTACCTATGTATTGAATAACATGGAATGGATTTACATTTTCAACTCTAGTAGCAATTGGTTGTTCTATCCAACCAATCTGGTCGTAATTTAGTGTTATAAATTGATCAGATTTTTTAACGTTTGGATCTAGCAAATCAAAATCTGTGCTTAAATCAAGGTTTTCATCTGTTGTATTAGATTTTGGTGCAATCTGACTCTTTAATGCATTTCTAGAAACAATAGGTCTCAATACATTATTTTCCTGATCAACTTCAATAGAAGAATATTGTTGATCAATAAAACTGTTGTTTTTAAAATCATCAACGAAGAATCCACTCTTGAATCTATCAAAACCATCACCATCCCTAACTTGTAAAGTTTTTGTATCCACTTCTAGAAGTGAAAGGGATGTTATTCTCTCTAAATTTTCTACTCTTTCTTGTATTTTTCCAATATCTCTCATTGTATATCTTCTGTTATCTACAAGAGATATCAGTGCCTCTGAGGGATCATACAAATATGGTGGTAATGTAATGGTTGCTATTTCCATCACTTCATCGAGTCTTATTGGTTTCTTTGGATTCGATGAAGAAATTCCTTTATCTACTATAAAGTTACCAAATTTATCTAAGTAAATACGATCTATTCTACCTAAGTAATAATCATATCCAATTAAAGATGATGAATTTGGAGTGAGTAAATGCTTTGGATCAGTACCAAAAGTTCTTGATGTAAAATCAAAAGGTGATGCTGAAGCTGTAGATGCATCAAAATAGGGAACTCTTGGTCTAAAATCAAGAATATCCGTCAATCTAGTTTCTTTCGATTCAATTTTTGAAACATCTTTATACTTATTTTTTGGATAACTTAAAACTGTGAATAGATCTCCATCATCATTTGAGGGAACTGTATAATGATCAAATATGACCATTAATCTATTTGATGGTTCCGCAATATTCTTCTTTCTTATCAATCTAGAATAATCATAATATTGATCTTTTTGACCTTCATCCAATATGTAATTTGAAGTAATATCTTTGTAAGATCCTATTGTAATTTGTTCTACTTCTGTACTAATATTAGACTCTTCAAAAACAACATCTTCATATTGAGAGAATCTGGATTGATTTAAATATACTATACCCAGAGTATTTGCGGAGGGTTTGGAAACAACTCTAGCATAAGCTCCATTTTCTCCAATGATATTTTCACCAATAATTGCATTATCATCAACATTAGCTGTTGAACTCAATTGAATGGTATCAATAGTTGGGTTTTGGTCGTTATATGATTCATATACTGCTAAGATGTTGGAAACATCTGGATAATTTAAAGAAATTTCTTCATCCTGAACTCTCAATCCATAATATTTGTTGTAAGTTAATCCATCATTAAATGTATTGCTTATTCCACTTCCAGAATGGGAGTATTTTGAATAGTTTACATTAATGGTCTTACTTCTAGTGTAAGTTTTTACTTTGCTTTGTACCCCATTCTTAATGACGCTAACGTTTACAACAACATCGGATTGGGAAGCATCTAAACCATTAATTGTTACATTGTTATCTGATAAAACAAACTGATCAGAAGTTACAGTGCCTATTCCACCAGAAGAATAGTGGACAGAATATTTCTCAACATCAAAAGCACTAAAGAATGCGCTACTAATTCCAGTTAACTGGGAATCTGTAAATGATAAAACACCACTTCCATCTGTAGATTCTCCTGTTATCTGTTTAGTTACTACTAAATTTGAGTCGGAAAGATCTAATGAAGATATATTTTTATTTGGAAGTTCTGCGTATAAAAATCCACGATCTTCATTTCTTATTTTAGCAACCCCCAGAGAGAATGCTGTTTGCAATTCTGCTCCAGGAGATTGTCCAGTAAAAATACCAGCAACAGAATCTAATTCGGAAATTGTTAGAGTCTTACCATCAAGACTAACTCCACTAACTCTGGAGAATGTTTCATCATCAAGTCCAGGTCTTTGGTATCTAATTACAGAATCTGTAGATATACCAAGGAAAGACTTTCCAGATGCAGTTACAGAGCAATTTCCAAATCCATCATCTGCAGAAATTGTTATCTTATCAAATGAACTAAATCCTTTTGGTGTAATTCTATCTAAATCTGCATTTGCAAGGAATGCATATGGAAATCCTGATCCAGAGTCTGATGCTTGATATACCGATTTAATATCGGAGGTATTAAATGCTTTAATCTTAACTACACTTCTTACATTACTTTCTACTCCATTAATAAGTAATTGCTCTCCACGTATGAAAGTACCAGAAGTCTGTCTTAAGGTAATTGTTGTTGAGTCATTTCCAGAATAGACAGCGTATCCACTAGCCCCACTACTTTTACCTTTTACAAAAGATGATGCTGGTAAATCTGTAGTTGATAATGATTGATTTAATAAAATTTCCGTATATGTTTGAACATCATAAAGAAACAAATCCCATCTGGTAGAAGGACCAGAGTATTTTGAATCTGTTACTTTAAAATTATAAACTCTAGCTTCACCAATTTTGTGCCCATTTGGTGCTGTAGTAGAATTTTTAAATTTGTTGTAGAGACTTATAGTTTGCTTACTTTGAGCTACACCAGAAACATTATTAATTCTTAAAATATTTCCCATTTCAAATGGGACATTCACTCTAAATCTGGTTTCAGTTTTTCTTGGTTTTTCTACATCAATAATTGTAGTTTCTGATTTTGAAATATCGTAACCTCTTACATATGCTTTACCTGGAGAAAGTTTAAAACACGCTAAATCTTCTGTTGGTGCATTTTCTTGGTTTGTTTTTTCTCCATCAAAAAATAATCCATCATTACCTAGACGATCATTTAAAGAATCATGAATGGAAATTGAAAATGGATCTACACTATAATCTCCAGATTCATCATAAGTTCTTTTTGCGAGATAATCTCTTATGAATGCATATTGACTTTCTTTTGGTTGTATTTTTTTGATCTGACCATCACCAACTCTCATCAATTCTACAAAGTTGGTATCATCAAGATCATCTAATTCCTTTTTAATTAAATTAGTTGATATTTTAAATCTATCTGCTCCGGGAGAAGCAAAATTGGTAAACCCTTTAGCATTATCATATAGAGTATCATCATTTTTTGCTGTTATAATTTCTTCATTGATTTTTAGTCCAACTCTATATGAGGGAGAACTTGAGTAATAATCTAAAATTATTGTTTCCTTACCTACATTAACAAAACACCCTCTAATAAAATAAACTCCATCACTAATAGATGCTGAAGATCCTACAGAAGTTGCATTTAAATTGATTAATGATGCTACTGGAATTCCAGAATCAATTGTAGTATTACCATATACTATCTCTTCTTCACAAGTTATATTTTCAGAATCAAGAAATTGACCTATTTCAAAATCATTATTTGAATTTAAGTATTTTACATATAAGGTTGGATATTCTACTTCATTGTTTTGAAGTTGTACATACTGCACAACAGCATTTACGCCAGAATTCTCTCCTGTTATCTTTTTCCCTACAAGTTCTTTCAAATATAAAGTAACATCAACACCAAAATTTTTGGTATTTACTTTAACAGCATAAAATTCCGGATCAAATGTAATTCCACCAGGAATTACCATAGATCCTTCTTTAAAGATATGACTACCAAAAGTTTCTACTTGATTTTGTAGTATAGACTGTAATGTAGTTAATTCCCTGGCTTGTACAGGTCGTCCTGGATTAAATAAGACCTTATAAAACTGTTTAGAGGCATCAAAGTCGTCATAATATGGGCTGATATTGAGATTTGTGTTTTGAGCCATTTCTTAAAATTCCAGGATAATTTTAACGTCTTCTTTTTGTCTAGAGTTTCTTGAAACAAGAGGTCTATTGTCAATGTAAATTATATCCCCCGATTCTTTATTTATCTCAGGAGTTGAAAGACCATTTGTAAATTGAGATCCTAAACTTATAATTTTTGATCCTGTTGGATTTGTTGTAATTCCAGAAAATGTAACATCAATAGATCCAGAAAATCCACCGGAACTAGTTACAGGCAATGCTGTCGATTGGAAATCCAAGACTTTAGCTGATGTTGAGATACCAATATAATCTGTCTGATCAATATACGTTGGATTTAAATAACTAGTTCTATCTGTAAAATATTTAAGTATTTTTGTCTCAGTATCATAAGATGCAACATAACCCCTAGCGATACCACCAGTAACTGTTTGAGATATCTTATCTCCTACTGAAATGGAACCAGAGGTTGAGGAAAATTTAATTGAATTTAGTGAAGAAAATTCACCATCTACATAAACATTTGTCGATCCAAATGATACTGGATTTTTAACTATTCCTATTTGTGAAAACTTTGAGTCTGTTGGAAAATCTCTTGTTGAATCATCAAATCGAGCATAAATCAGAATTTTATCTGTACCCAACTCTTTATACAAATCATACCCATGTCCTTTAGATGGAGGAATTATTGGTATAAGTTTTGCATTGCTTGATGCAGATGCGCTTAAGTTGCCTGTATCAACTATTCCGTAGGTATAACCCTTTCCACCAGAAGAAACTTGAGCATTCGTAATTTTTCCACCAACAATATCCAGTACTACTTGACCACCAGTACCATCTCCAAGAATATCTACAACCTGTCCAGTTCCACTGGAATATCCAGCACCTTCAGACTCTATATAAATTTTCTTTATTTGATTTTCATTTATCGAAGAATCACCATTCTCTCTTACAACTTGTATTTGAGAATCTGTTGATGAACTCCAATTATTTGGAACTGTAATATATTCTGTAGAATCAAATTTTATAATATCACTAGGTGAGACTGTAAAAAGATATTTCCAAAGATAACCATCTCCACTTTCTCCAGCTCTAGAAGGTTCTAAGTCTGTAAAAGTTGGTTCATCCTGAGATGCATTACCAACAGTATTTGTTCCAGATGATCCGTTGTCAATACAAATATAAACCTTATATTCAGAATTGATTACGTAATAATTTGCATCATAAAGTCTTGTCGATCCAGTAATAGGCGATGGATTATTGATACTATAATCATGCCTATACATTTCATATTTTGTTCCCTGAGTCCAATCAATTCTTCTAACCAATCTTCTCACATTTGATGCTGATATTTTTTTACCAAACATCATATTATCTTTATAATGATACTCATAGTCAAAGTTATCAATAGGACTTGGGGTATTTGTATCCCAATTATCAGATCTACCAAACCCAACAGCAGATGGATTTGGTAGACCTACATAAACATAATATGAATTTGCAGAATTTTCTATAGATTCAATAAAATTATTAGCATTAAATATTCTAAATTGATCTGTAACAAGAGCAGACATATCGATAAGCTTTTAGATCTATTTATATCTTAACCAAGATCTTTTTTCAAAGCACCCGTATCTCTTAGACCATACCCTCTTCTCTGTATCGTTGCAAAAGTTGTTAATCCAGAATTAACTGTATTACCAGTAACACCTATTGAAATTGGTGAAGATGATCTTGAGAATCCAGAAAGTCTTCCCCATGAGAATCTTCCCAATTGTGTATAACCAAAAGTATCAATTCCTGAGAGGATACTTGAATCTGAAACATTGCATATTATAGATGCTGTTGTAGATCCAATAGAAGTATATGAGTGAATCTTATAAACATTATCAAAGAATGTTGATCCTATTCCAATTACTTCAGAATCAGAATTATCAATTGAAGTAACTGCTCCTCCAATAGTTGTATCAAAAATGTAAATTGGATATCCAGTTGTAAGTCCCGTTCCAGTAAACGATGTTGGGGTCTTTACGGAAAGATCAAATTTAAGTGCTAGATCAACACCAATACCAGAAGTGGTAGAGATACCAGTAATTATTCCACTAAATCCCTCAACATTAGTTATTCCACTAATATTTTCAAATGTGGTATTAGGAATTGGTGCTAATACTTGTGGTGGGGTAAGAACACTATATCCAAGTCCAGGATTTACTATAGATACGGATGTGATTATTCCGGAAGTAATAAATGCTGTTGCTGTAGCAGTTGTACCAATACCAACTCCAATTTGTTTAGGAGCTGATAATTTAAGATCAATAGATGTTCCGATATATCCACTTCCACCATCAGAAATTGTAATTAAATCTATTGATCCGCTAGATGAAACATTAGCAGTTATTGCTGCGGAAACTGGATCTTGACCATTAACAATAATGGCGTCAAAAGATGAAATTACTGTTGAAGATTCATTTTCTTCATAATTAAAGAATTGTGCATCATCAACATAAATTACAGAATCACTACCACCAAAATCGGATATTATTTTAGCGGATGGATAAACGGAAGATTCTAAAGAATCTCTTACTTTAAATATCTTTTCACCATTTATAACTCTATCAATTTTTTGCTTATACCATGTAACTGGCTTTTCATTAACTTCATCAATACCAACCTTATGATATAAGTTTGTCTCCAACAAATCTGAAGAAGTTATATTATTTACTGTTCTCTTTTCTTGGGTTAATGTTGATGGTATCAAATCATTATTTTCTATTCTTATCAAATCTCCAGATTTTATTGATTCTTTTATTGAAACAATCCTACTGTCTTCTCCTCTAGTTCCTCTATAGAAGAATATAGAAACTTCATCTTCTGGTCTCAGTGCTTTTGTGAAAAGAACTGATGAACCACCTGGGAATGAATATGCAACATTTGGTTCTTGTAGAATACCATTTATGAATATTAAGAGAACGCTGGACAAATCTATCTCAACAGAATCTGTTTTTGATTCTGTCGTTTCAAAACTTAAGAGTGATGAGTTGTAATATAATGGGAATCGAGTTCTTACGCCATTTTGTAGAGATTTAATAGAGTCAATATAATCCAACTCTCCAAACTGCCATAGTGAGAAGGAATCTGTAAAAGTATCAACGACAGTTAATTCAAACTGAGATACTGGTGCAGGTACATCTTTAGCAGTTACTAATCCAACAGGTGTGATAACATCTCCAACATTAAATCCATACCCATTTCTTTCAATTGAGAATGATGAAACTTCAAATAGTGTTGAACCTATTCCTGTTGTTGATGCTGCAGATACATCAATATTGAGTAACAATCCATATCCAGTTTCAGTTGTTGATCCAACCCCCAATCTAGAAACTCCAGTAACAGATAAATTATCATATGATGGTGATGGTACTTGAATAGTTGGATTTACGTATCCAGAACCACCATCGGTAACACTGAATGATAGGGATCCACCAACGCCAACCGTAGCTGTAATAGTTGCATCTGTTCCACTATGGTTTGGATCAGTAACACCTATAGATACAGTTCCATAATATCCGGATCCAACTATGTCTGTCGTACCTAATCCAACAGATGTAATTGTTCCACTACCATCAATTACCGCAGTAACCGAAGCTCCAACTAAAGGAGCGTATCCAAGTCCACCTGTTGCTCCAAGAGAAACAATGATGCCGCCTCTAGGAAGTTGATTTACATTAACATCATATTCTGAAGTATAATCTGCATCCCCTTCATCAGCTGAAGAACCACTGAATACAACACTACTTACACCAACGTTGGCATCTTCAATTATTTTGAAATTATTACCAACGTTATTTTCAGTAGATGGGGTTTGGAATAAGTTGTTTATAAACAAAATTCCATTTCCACCGGTTGATCCTAAACCAACTGTGTTTATACCATCTCTTGTTAAAACATATGTTTGACCAATTCCGGTAAACCTTTCTGATATATCATCATAAAGTTGGTTTGTGGTGTAATCTTTTCTTAGGTAAACTCTTCCATTAAATTTTGACTTGAAGTAAGAAAGATTGCTTCTATCTCTAGAAGATCTGAAATCACCCTTTGGTGGATCTGTGAAGTAAATTTTATTTCCTTCAATATTATACGATCCTCTATAAACCTTAACTTCCGTCAAGTCAGTATGACTTGTTGCTGATGTTCCAACAACTCCTCTTTCAACTTGAACTAAAGTTGTAGCGCCAATACCACTGATTGGTCCAATACTAGTTTCTCCATAACCAACATTGGAAACTTTAACAAACTCATCTTCTATTTTTAAAAGATCACCAGTTTTTATTGAACTAATTCCACTTAAAGAGAATATTGTTGTTCCAACGCCAACAGATCCTCCATAGTTCCCTTGCAAATCGTATGATAATAAGGAATATGTTATTGGATATTGAACTAAATCATCAATTGTTATTAGTGATTTTTCAAGTTTTTTGGTCATTTCTAGACCATGAATATTTCCAGATCCTAATGATGTGAAGGTAACGTATATACCAGATTGCGCATAATCTTGTCTTGTTGCTAATCTAAAAGTATCTTCCGTCAATTTAATTGGATAGACATCTGATGGGAGAATGTCTGTAACAACACCAACGGAATTTAAAGTAGATCCTATGCTCAAAGAAACTGGACTTACATTGCTTAACGATGATTCTGGTGTATAGACCAACTCTTCTCCAGTATTAAAGAAGTGGTTCTTAAGTGTAAAGACACCAGTAGTTGGATTTAATATACTAGTGTTTGTTGGATTAAATGTCTTTTTAAATATTGGTGAATTTTTATGGTATAAGTCAAAGTCTTTACGTTCAACTCTTACACCATTTATTCCACCATATTCTATGAAACTATAAGAATCTCTAGATGAACCATACTCTAAATCATTTGGTACATTAATTAAATCATAGTCAGTATAAATTAATTCATTATAAGAAGTAATGGTTACATCACCAGTAATGGTTTGATCTGGATAGAACACCAAAGAAACATTATTTGAATCAATTGTACTACCAAATGTACCTATTCCACTAGTAGATCCAATTGATAGAGGTTGATAGACCGACATATAAGAATCCAATCCATCATTTAGAACAGCTATTTGGTATAATGCACTTGTTGAGCCAATGCTCAGATTTACAACTGATTTTATGCTTGTGAAATCATATTTTGAGGCAGATAGTATTGTAGAAATTCCAGAAGATACTGAATAGTTTGATTGATAAAGAGCTGTTTTTTCTGTTCCATCAGTTTGCTCCTCAGATTTAAATCTGAAAGTGGATATTCCAGAAGATGTTAATCCAAATCCTATAGATTTTACTCCGATTCTTAGTTTATTTGAGGTATCATTCGTAAAGTCTAAAGATATTATCCCATCATTTAATGATGCATCAAATTCTCCAATATCATTAAATGGTAAATTGCGAGAAGATTTAGCAGAATCAAAATAATAGTCTGAAAGATAAACATCTGATCCATCATGATTTAAATATATTTCAACATAATTGCTTTCTCCACTTATAGTATCTTTAACATAAGCGTTAAAGTAAAGTGAACTATATTCTGAAGAACCAAACGAAACAATAGATGTAGAAATTCCAGAATTTACAGTTTTAATTGATGAAGTTAGATTGACCAATCCAAGAGTAGTTGATCCAATTCCTACCAAGTCGGTTGAAAACTTATTTGAAATTATCTTAATATCATAATCTTTTGTATATGGATCATTTGCATTGAATGCAATATAATTATTACCATCTAAATCAACTCCGCCATCAATACTGGCTACTTTTTCTTCTTTATTTGTTAGTAGAAGTTTTTCCAAAATGAAAATATCACTACCGTCACCGATAACAATGACTTCATTTAATTGATACTCTAAATTATCAGTATCCTTTATTTGAATTAAATATCTACTAAATCCACCATACTCTTCAGTATCAGAATCAATAATGTTTTGATCGGATTCTTCTAGACCAACATTTGAAAATCTTGAGCTTATATCATCTATCGATAATACTCTATTAGAGAGACACTCAACATAGCTGGATAATTTTTTAGTTTTGAATTTTACAAATTTTGATTTATTTTCTAAAGTATTGAAATCATAAACAAAATCAAAATTCTTAACTTGATCAACTCTATTCTCATCAATAATATCGAGAACTTCAAAACTTACATTTTTGGAAGTTTTTATTCCAGATTCAACAACGCTTTGTATTTGAGTATCTGCAAAGTTCTTCATTCCTGCAGTATGGACTAATCTATTAACAGGAACTGATAATGTTTCATAATCTATAGAACTGTTAACAGAATATGAAAGATTTTGATAATAATCATTATCTGCTAGATTTTGTTTATCATCATTCAGTTTACCAATATCATTCTTCCAACCAAAGTCTTTTCTGGTAGAAGAACCAGTATCAAATGATCCATAATTATTTACAATACTGTCTATTGTTGCAATAACACCAGACTTAATTCCCTTTATCTTTTGTCCTTTTTGTAATTGATAATCGCCATAAATTTTTATAGAATCATTAGTTGATTTTAATATTTCCAAATCACTCTGGATATATTGACCACTAACATATACTAATAATTTTTCTCCTAAAATAAATTCTCCAAATTCCTTTACAACGGTAAACTTTGGATAGTCATTATAGTTGACTATTGTAGCCAAAGAATCTTGAACGGTTTTAGCTATTCCTGGATTTGACGAATGATTTGAAACATTAAACTCAACAGTTGCTGGTATAGTATTTGTGAAGTTAGTTACTGTAAAGAAATTGTATCCATTATCTTTAGAATTGTATCCAGTTCCAGAATCGGAATTAACTATACCTTCAACAAAAATCTTATCTCCAACTGAGAATGGGTGCTTAGTAAATCCTAATACTGGTGTTTCTAAGTAACACGTTGCTACTCCAGTATTAGAAGTTTCTATTGTCTTAACAGTATATCCATTATCATTATTGATAGCAATTATATTAGATTCATTTGATGAGATCCCGTATGGATACTCTTCAATAGAAACCTCGCTTATGGATCCTCCACTCAACTTAGATACTAACAGACCACTATCAAATACTTCTCTAGTAATAGAATCAACAACAATCAAGTCTGGAGAAGAATTGTAATTTATACCATTGCTAGAAATTCCAACTGAAGAAATTTTGTATGAAGATTTCAGGGATATTGAAGGTGATATGTATGCGGATGGTCTTAAAGTATTATCCGAAGAATACTCAAAACCAGGATTTACAATTCTAATTTGATTTATTTTTCCAATTTCTTCAGATTCTGCTACTACATATGCGCCAGTTCCTTCTGAGGATATTGATCCAGCAAAAGGAGGAACTTTGGTGTAATTAGAACCAGAAGATAATATTTTTACTTTGCTTATTCCGCCTAAAGCATACTTAGAATCAGTTGAATACTCTAAAGTCTTACACTCTTCACTAGAATATGATAATACTTCTGGAGAAGATTTTAAAGATATTGCAAAAGAATTGTCCTGAATATCACTAACAAAATAATCTCCATTATAAAAACTATTATCAAAGTTTATTTGAGAAGAGTTTGTAACAGTTTTATCTGATGTACTTATATAACCTGCTGGAGTTATAAGACTGTAGAATAATTTTTGTGGGATCTGGTCGAGATAATTTAATGTTAGACTTGCATTAGTTGATAACCCAACAGTACCAACTCCAGAAACTACAAAATCTGATGAAGATTCTACTGAAAGGAATTCATCTTGGAAATCTTCATCATAATAAAGTTTGAAATCATATCCATACAAAGAAGTGTCCGAAAGATCAAATTTTAAACTATTATTTCTAATGGTTGATAATTCTGGATTTACCAATCCCAACTCTTGGTTTAAACCACCAGTGGATGCTATACTTACAGTCTTTGGTGGATTTGAAATAGAATCTATGTAAGTTTCACATAGTTTTATTGAATTACTATCAACTTTATAGACATAATATGAACCCGTTGTTAATCCACTAGAAACTAAATCTTCAGAGCTGTAATATACTTTGTCCCCTGTTTTCAATTGATGACTTGATAAGTTAATCTGATCATAGGTTGTATCTACAACAGATGAACTAAAACCGATAGGATTAATGATAAGATTTTGAGATCCTTCATCAAATTTTACATAAACTGAATTAAAAGTTTGAATTCCTACAGTTTTTTCTGGATTAACTGTAAGTCTAATCTTATCACCATTTCTTAGACTATGGGATGTTGAAACAGAAACAACTGTCTTTATCTTTTCAATTCCAGAAGTTATTTTGGAATAATCTGTTTCTAATGAATATTCATAGCTATCTGCTGATCCACCATCACTTACGAAAAATACTTCGGAGGAATTTATTGAAGTTTTAATTCCTATTGTATTTTTTGTTTTGTTGGTAATATAAACAACCTGAGAAGTTCCACTTTCTGGCAAGTTGAAAGGTGAACCTGAATATGAAGTTGATACTGAAAGTGAAGAATATGAAGAACTTGGTTTTCTTAAAATAACTTTTTGATTATCTTTAAAACCGTGATCCTTAACATAAAGAGATTGGGATTGGATTGTTCTTGCGTATGTTGATACTCCTGTGGTTGTGACTCCTAACGCAAAAGTAGTAGTTGAAGTTACACCAACACTCAATCCAAATCCAACAGATTCTGATGGTTTAAAGAAAACTTTTTTATTTGCTTCAGATTCAAAATATGAGTTATTGGATGAAATAGTAAATTTGTCTGGTATGAAATAAACTTCAGTTGATGTGCTATGTGAAGAACCTACATCTCTTCTAACTCTAATAATTTTCTGTTCTGGGAAAATGTTTAAAAGTGATGTAATTTCTGATCCTATCTTTACACTACTTCCAATTGATACATCTGAAGGAATATTATTAACATAAACGTCTGTCGCTAGACCAGTAGTAGAATTCGATGGAATATCCTTAGAGAGAATTGTTGTAAAAGATACAATTCCAATCTTGTTAAGGGATGTAATATTCTTTAATGGTGATGTAGCAATTCCGGTTACGGATACATAGTCACCATCTATTAAATTGTGATATGGTTCGATCTTAAATTCTAAAGTTGATTCATTTTTCCAAGAAACTACAGAATTTGAATATTTTTCAATCGATGTATTTAAATTGGTAATATTTTTACCACCAACTTCAGAAACAATAACTTTTAATCCAGATCCATTAGTGTTGGAATTATCAAATAATAATTTATCTCCTACCTTATAGTCAGTACCAACACCAATGATTTCTATATTTTCAATAGAAGAACCAAAAATAGATTCTATTTCAGATCTTTGGTCGTAATAATCATAAGATTCGAATATAAAGTCATTATTTGCTTGAGAATCTCTTAATTTATATGGGAAAGTATTTCTTATTAAAGAAGAATTGTTGAAATCAAAAGATTGATTTAATGTAATATTATCTTTATCATACTTAGATCTATAACTATTACCAATGAAATATGGGAAAGATGAAATCCCTACATTTTGACTATTGAGAGTTGCGAAATATGCATAAACCCCATTTGGAAACTCTGGAGTTTTGCAAAATCTTCCATTGTGTTCATCAAGATCTCCAGATCCAGTATATCTATAATCATCTGCAAAAAATCCAGGTTCAAAATCTGATGGTCTGTTATATAAATTACTTTCATCTAATTCATATCCAGTTGAAAGTAATTTTGTTGGTGAGTCAATATCCTTCGAGTCTGAATATCCATATGGACCATAAATTGGGTTTCCATCATAAGCCCATCCAATAATTGGTGAATGCTTGGTTACATCAGTATCTTTAAAATGACTTTGAATCTTAGAATCATACGCAGTGACACTGTATTGAATTCCATTGGATCCAATATCTAGAATTTCATTACCATATTTTTTATTTTTGTTTAAAGAAAGATATCTAATATCTGTATCTAAAATAAGATTTTTTCCGGAAGGTCTTACAGAAATACTAGTGGTTTCTTGAGTATACCCTATTCCAGAATTAATGACGATAACTTCCTTTATTTTTCCATTTTCTATTATTGGTCTAAGAGATGCACCATCACCATCACCAACTACAACCAAATCTGGGGTGGAATAGTATTCAGATCCGCCATATTGGACAATTGCTTTTGATAGAGATCCATTTATGACGATTGGTTTTATTTCTGCATTTTTTCCATTCTTTACTGTAATTTTTGGTTTTCTATGGAGATTTAAAGTTTTTGATCCATAATTAGAACCACCTTCATACAAATATGCATCAACAACTTCTCCACGTATTACAGGAGTTGCTGTTAGTACACCAACAACTTTTGCAGTTGTACCAACACCAACTGTCGAATAATTAATAGAAAAATTAATGTCTGGATATTTGAAATATTGATATCCAGTACCTGCACTTCCAAATTCTAAATATTTTTTCCTTTCATAATTTGAAAGAGTATGTCCAGATTCTGTTTTATCCTCACAGATTCTAAAACTATTATCATCTAATTTTAGAACTTTATAGTTCGTAGTTGTAGATAATCCCGAGATGGAAGATGTTTCATACTCATATCTTATCAAATCACCATCATTGAATCCATGATTATCAAAGTTTACAGTATTATACGTTGTTGATATATTGACTGGTTTTACAATTAACTTTCTATTTTCATAGTTTTGACCAGAATCTAGAACAACAATATCTTTAAGTACAACTCTTGGGTCAGCAGTTCTAAATTTGTGAATACCTGCATTACCATAATTTGTAAAACCTACAGTATTAATTCCAACTTCAAGATCTTTAGAGTTTTCATACAATCTAATAGTTGTATCATTAACAACTTCACAATAATACTGCGATTTATCTGTTAATCTTAATCCGGTGTCGGAATTAGATCCATCAAAAGTACCAACACCTATAGCATCATTGCCATTTTTATCATATGTGATTAAATCACCATTATTTAAAAAGTGCTTGTCTAAAAATGTGATTGTATCATATCCGATATCAACTCCACCATTATCATCTGATAACTTTGCACTAAATTCAATATCTCTATATTTTTTGGTGTTTAATACTGGGTAGAATGAAGCTCCACTACCATTTCCACCAGTTAAGGCAATAGAAACTATTGAATCTAGACTTATAATTTGTGGATCTACAATTACCTTCTCTACAAATCCTCTAATGACTGGTTGTATTTTTGCTCCACTTCCAGATGGATCTGAAACTTCTATTTGTGGTGGATTAACAACATCATATTCACTACCACCATTAATAACTTTTACAGAATCAACTGGTCCATAATATATTCTTTCGTTAGATTTGTAATTTGATATTTCTACACCATTTACTAGCATTCCTGTAAAACCAGGAGCAGTATCGTCAGATATACCATCAGATATATTTGTGGATAATGGAAACTTCCTTAATATTTTTTGTGGAGAAATAATTCCATTTTTCTGAGCATTCAAAACAAAATTATGAGATCCAGATCCAGAAGGAAGTGATTCAAATTTTAAATAATTAATTGACCCTATAAAAGATCTGGAATTATATAATCTTACTTGGTTTGGTTCGGAAAGAACTTCAACATAGTAAACACCCTCTTCAAGACCAGGAATAGCATTTGACTCTGGATAATAATAGATTTCATCACCAGTTATGAAGGGTACATTTGATGGGAATGAAATTACAGAATATTTTTCAGTTAAAATATCATAAGATTGAAGTGCTGGTTCAGAAGCTTCTGAAATAGATATTTCAAAAATATCTTTAGTAATCGTATATGATGGTAATGAATTTGATGCTACATAAATGTATTCATCAGAATCATTATAAACATTTTGGATATCTGATAAAACTAAACCATTCCCAAATTCAATAGGCACATTTGTGCTAGATGCTTTGTTTAATTTTCTACGTAAATCATATCTTAAATTTGGATTATACTCAAATCCAGTCAAATTACCAACGATTACCTGATTATTTTGTCTACTAATGGACTGTATAAAAGGTACATCAGTTAATGAAGAGGCAACAGTGTCACTGTCCTTAATTAGAATTTCTACTCTATCACCAACTTTTAAACTAGATTTATCAACCTTACTGCCAAGTACAAAAGTTGAACCATCTATAGAAGATATTGCATATCTTGAGCTTGTGTTATAAATCCAACTATTAATAATTTTTTGCTTATATGTTTTATTTTGATCTGGATTTTCTACAATTTCTCCAAGATTTTTAACATATACAAAATCACCCTCTTCAATACCAACATTTGATGAGTCTGAGACAAATGATGATATAATACCAGTTAATCTTAATTCTACTTTCTTAGTTAGATCTCCATTTTCATATCCATAGGCAAAGAGATTTGATCTAACTGGGGTTTTTACATCAATAGGTTCTGTTATACCAGAACACCCATAAAATTGATTAACACTTTTACTTGTATACTTAATATTTAAATTGCCAATTATAAGATCTCCACTATTTGGAAATCCTACAGTAGAATCTACTGTTATGATTGAAGATCCTTCTCCTACTTTATCAGATACTAAACTTCTACCAGGTACCGTGAATGAAGTTTTTGAAATAGAATCTTCGTCAGATCCGACAAACAAAGATAATTGATAATATGTTATATTCTTTCTAGTTAAAGAATCTACCCCAGATACCGAAGCAAATATTTTATCATTATCGGATTGTTTTATTGTTTGTCCAACAAGTTTTGTTGGATCACCAGAAATTACTTCAGCAACTACAATTTCTCTTCTCAAATATTCTGAGGAAGATGGTTTTATCAAATAATTTTCAAGATTAATTATTTTTGGTGTTACTCCATACAAAATATTGAATAATATCTTGAAGGATTCTTCGGTTCCTTTTGATTTGTATAATGTTTTTGCTTCTTTAATAAAATTACCAACATTTAACCCATCAACAAAATTTAAATCTTCTAATCCTGGAGCTAAAGAGAATTTTAATTTTTTATAAAATTCTCTCAAAAATAGGGAACTTAAATTTTGTATAGTTGTTCCGGATTCATGTGAGGTTGAAGTTGTTGATTCAAAAACTAATTCTCCTGGATTATCAACACTATGATATGTTGTTATTCCACTAAATCCTCTAACACATCCAATAAAAGATGTTGAGGTACTATCAGTATATGTAATTACTTCATCGTCAATTTTTATTAGACCATATTTTTGTGGAAACCCTTTTGTAGATGATACTACAATAACAGCATCATCCTCTCCAATCGAATTGGAAAGGGTGGAATGATCTACAACTACTTCTGGAGTTAAATTGTCTAATTTCAAATATTGGTCTAAATTCTCAGAAATATCAGATACACCGCCCTGATATTCTTGGGAAAGATAATATTGTTTTAAAAACTCTGCAGCTTTTGGACTTTCGTCTAAAATAAATTCTGGAAGTTGATTTTCAATTATTTGATGTACTTTTACTCTTGTCTCAAATCCTGTTTTGATCATATTACAACCTCTTTAGCTCCCCATTTGAATAGCTTGATGTATAGTAATTATTAATAAATTCAACACCAGATATGTTATCTCCGGAAGATATAACGTCTCTCACCATATTTATGGAACTTTTTGAGATGTTAAATGATAGATACAAATCTTTTAATCCAACTACGTCATTAGATTCTGGATACGCTTGAATTTCAATTATAGAGTCCTTCAAACTTGTTGAAGTTATATTGATCGTATTTAAAATTAGTTCTCCCTTAGCATAATCTATTATTCCAGCAGATTTACTAACAACACTGTAAGTACCATCATCTAGTGGTTTAACGACAGATAAAACGCCCATATTACTACCATCTAATTCTCCAGTAGATGTTTTATTGGGAGTATCTGTTAGATATACCGTGTCCGCATCTGTCGAGATTTTGAAACCAGTAGATTTTATATTAAATCCGTTTGGATTAATATGAAATCTATTTCCATAGCAAATTTCATATTGTGCAAATTGATTTAATAGGGCCTTTAGATCTCTCCTAATTATTACTTTTGTAATATTAGAAGTAATTGCAGAATCTGTATTGTCTATTACTTGAAGTACTTTACTATATTTAAATCTACCCCCAAATTTATTGAGATCTACTGACTGGGAATATTTTGTTAAGGAATTTTCTACCTTTGTTTTTAAAGAATCAACAGCAGAAACCTGAGAAGCATTATAGTAAACAGAAGAATTTATTTCAACATATAGCGTTTTCAGATCAACAATTTTTGGATTTATACCAGATATTGTGTATTGCTTTAATTTTGAAAGAATTTGTGATTTATCAAAATCCGAAACAAAAGACCCATTTTTTGGTTTAATGCTTAGTGTAACGGTTCCATATTCTGGTGGATCCATGTCTTCACCACCAATAACAGAAATAGACTCTGTACTTGGATATATTTTTTTAATTATAGATTCATAATCTCTAGCAGTTACTGCTCTATGCTGAGATTCATATGCTCTTGGAGCAAAATATTTGATAGAATTTATTGACTCAATATCAGACCCATTTTGAGACTTTTGATTTGTTACAATACCGATAGTTGATGTCGGTACAATAATTTCGTCTGAGGAACCTCTTAAACTTCCAGCAAAATTGAAAACTGATGCCCCATTTCCCTCTACACCATCAGTTACAATATAATTGACTGTTACAACACTACCATTTTCTAATTTTTTACCGAAATATCCATCACCAAACAACAATTCATACTTTTCATCCTGAACTTCTTGAATTAGATAAATTTCTGAAGTTGATGAAATGTTTAAGATATTATCTACAAGTCTATATTCTCTTCCTAAACCAGAATCTACAGGACCCTTTACATAAACAACAATAGTTGAAGTATCAATATAAGAATTATCTAAGACAAACTTTTGATCTAAAGAACCATCGACTACAAATTGCTTTGTTAAATATGTTCCCTGATAAACATCAACACCACTAAAACTAGCAGACCCATTGGATATGGTTGTTGAGATGCTTTCAGAGATTGAGAAGGTATATGTTTCTCCATTTACGTCACCAATGCACACCAGACCAGGTTGTAAGGTGATTGTTTCCGATGAGCTTGATGTTTGTACATCGAAAGAAACACGCGCCTTAGAGGCGGTTCTGGAGCGAGGTACGTAACCAATGTTTCTTGCTAATGAAACAACATTTTCTCTGAGTGTTGCAGAATCCAAGAAGGATTCATTCACAATCATATTAGAGTTAAATGCATTGATGTATGTATTATACGCTAACGTATCGATTAAGACCGAAAAATTAGATCCATCAAAGTCAAAATCCGTGAATGTAGAATTAGCACGGAGATAGTCCTTGATGGATGTCTTTATCTGGTCAAAGTCTAGATTTGTAAATTTTGTAAAAGGCATTTTACCTGGTTGCCTCTAATAAAAACGTAAATTGTTGAGTCGGAAATTCTTGACCTACAATATCAAAAGAAACTTCAACTTCAAATTCGTTTGTATCGGGAAGTGGTAGAACAGAAACTACCACATTATTGACTCTCGGCTCAAAATTTCTAATAGATTCAATAATTTGAGACTCAATTATAGACGCTGTACCAAAATCAACAAAATCAAATAGACTAGACCTAACATCAGACCCAAATAATGGGTTAAAAAACCTTTCTGTAGGTATAGTTTGCACAATATTGCGAATAGACTTCACAATAGCACGCTCATTTTTCAATATTTGCAAATCCTTTGTCACTGGATGTGGGTCAAAGGATAGGCTAATATCTTTGAATGATCTAGATATCCTTTGTACAGCCATCTAAACCCGAAAAACGAAAAATTTCCTACATTTATTTATGCCCCATCCCATGGAGAACCATATGTTGGCTCTGTTCCATAGGTCCAATCATCATAATCTTCATCATTTCTGATTTTTTCGTGCAATTCAGTCTGTTTTTTAAGATCATGACGTGGTGCAGTGTCATGCATTACCTCTGTAAGCACTCTTTTATTCATATTTTGCATAGAACCATAGTCAGTAACCAATTTTGTGGTTCCCCACATCTCTCTCATGTACTCTTTGTCTCTATCAATTGGTGAGTTCGCCATTTTAGCTCCTGTTTTGACTACAAAACAGAACTTTTTTGAGGAGGTTGCTATCTCCTAGTACTATTTAATCCAGAATCCTTTTCTCAAAAAGTCAGAATCTTCAATAAACTTGTAATTTTCATTAAATTTTTTCTCATCCTTTTCCCAGACTGGTATTGCTTCTGAATTTCCATACCTAAAGTCTGGATTTTGGCGAAAATGAACCTCTATTAAGTGATTTCCAATGAATTCGCAGTTAATCCATTCATAATTACCCTTTAATTTTTCTAAAATTGAAGGGAATTTGACTTTTTGATCGATTTTTTCCCACTTATTCCACCTGTAAAGAGGATCTTCTTCATTACGACACCCTAAAACTGTTAGTTTTTGTTCTTTGTTTTGAAAATCAACACTAATGTGGTCACCATCGAAGATTTCACACCAAAATTCTGCTGGATGGAAACGTTCGGTGTACTTGTGAATGAATTCTACCCGAGCAAAGCGCCCCATACCTAACAAATTCATACATGGACGCACAATATAAAAGTCAGGTTTGGGAACAGTGGTACCAATAGGACCACATGTATAACCCAAAACCTGACTTAGGATTAACTTATTGTATATCCAAAGGTCTTCAGAATGTATTTGACGCCATTCCTCATTACCTTCTAGATACATTAGCCTTTACCTTGTCCGCGATAACGCTTGCGTGCTTTATTACGAGACGTTGCGGCATACTTGGTATGCTTCCCAGTCCCTTGACGAGATTTTTTGGGAGCGCCCTCAACGTATCCATGCCCCTTGCGAATAGCCATAATTAGTCTCCAATAATTTCAGTTTCAATTTCATCAGGACTTGGAGAACCTCCCTCGTAAAAGTTTTGAGCGAGGTCCTCAATGGTGTCCATGTATTCTTCTTCTGTAAGGTTTGAGTGCAATAACTTCCCCTTACAGAGAATATTATAGCGTTCGTTAGCCATAAAATCAAATAACTCTTGTCTTTTCGTGACCGACTCTAATACGAGGGTCACACCAGATTTCAAAGCCTGCTTCTTTAGCATCTAAACAGAACGATACGTCTTCTCCACACATATCCTGAACCTCTCCAGATTCAAAGACTTGCATCTTCGGAGCAAACCAAGGATACTTCATATCATTGTGTTCAAACACTCCGTGTTTAATCAGCAACCAACCGAAACCTGTGTAGTCTACCGTGAATGGTTTTTTGCGCTTTGAGATACTCTCAACGGTTTCATGATTCATCACTCCACCATTACCACGGAAATCATCCTCATCCAACCAGTGGGCGACTGAGGTTGTGTGACCGTCCTCTGTAGCATACCAACCTGCTGAGATGTCTTGATCCATCAATACAAGTTGATAAAACTTTTCAGTATTAAAAACAATATCACTATCAATCCACAACTGATAATCATATTTCAACTTACCATCCCAGGGAATCTGATCAGGTCCACGCAGTACATTCGCTCCTAAACATTTGCAACGAGCGAAATTTACCATCGAGGAATAGTCCTGCGAGATCTGAATACTTGCCCCGTTCTGTACCAGATCAAAACAGAGCTGTACAAATGCTTTCAGATAAGTATAGGAAACTCCGCGACCAGGCAGACAGAAGACTACAGACTTCCCCTTGATCATTTCTCTTGCCTTAGCATAATCCCATTCTGGTTCGGAATTATTGACTACTGGCGCTTTTGCTTTTACAGTAAATCCTTTAGCCATAATAGAGTGTAATTACTTCAGTATCATACAACATTATCTAGGTGAAGT